CGCAGGCACGGTGCCGATGAGCATCGCCGGCTTGTTCGTCGCCCAGATACCGACGCCGTCGAGGGTGATTGCGCCAGTGCCGAGGTTGGGAATCGAAGCAGCGCCATCGACGGCCGCATCGTCGAGGGTGACGACGCCGGAGGCAAAGACCACCGCCGCGACGTCGCCAGTGCAGGAGACAGCGTCGAGGGTGATAGCGCCCGAGGCGACGTGCGTCTGTGTGCCAGAGCCAGCAACCGCCGCATCGGCGAGGGTGATAACGCCCGTGCCGAACACGACAGCGGCGACGGTGCCCGTCGAGGTGACGGCGTCGAGTGTGATTGCACCCGTGCTGGCGACGACGGGCGAGCCAGCGCCAGCCGCCGTGACGCCGTCGAGGGTGACAGCGCCGGACCCGACGACCACCGGAGAGGCGCTGCCGGCAATCGTGACGGCATCCAGCGTGATAGCGCCGGTGCCATCGACGGAGGACGCGCCGACGTCGCCCGATCCCGCGACGGTGACGGTGTCGAGAGTGACCGCGCCCGTGCCAAAGACGACGTCGGAGACGACGCCAGTGCAGGCGACGTCGTCCAGGGTGATTGCCCCGGTGGCAACGTGGGTCTGCTGGCCACTACCAGCGAACGCCACCGTGTCGAGGGTGACGGCGCCGCTGGCGACGATGACGGGCGAGCCGCTTGCGGCAACGGACACCGTGTCGAGGGTGATAGCGCCCGAGGCGACGTGCGTCTGCGAGCCGCTACCAGCCGAGACGACGGTGTCGAGGGTGACCGCACCTGTCGCAACGTGCGTCTGCTGGCCACTGCCCGAAGCGGCGACGTCGTCAAGGGTGATAGCGCCGGTTGCGTCGACGCCGCTACCGGACCCTACCGTCGCGCTACCGCCGACGACGGCGTCGTCAAGGACGATGTCGCTTGACTCTTCGAGGTTGATTGGCGGATTTGGATCGTGGTTGGTGGGCTTGGTCGCCCATTGCGTCTGCGCCCACGACTGGACGACGAGGCCGTTGCCGGAAATCTGATGCACGGCCTCGACCTCCTACGTCGTGATCAACCCGACGCCGTGGCGAACATCCCGGTGAAAGTCGCCGCCGTCGTCGACGAGCAGTTGACGTCGAGAAACGCCAAGCAGGCGTCGTCGAAGATGCGCGTCAGATTGAAGGCGGTGTTGATGCCGTCGACGATGGTGAGCATGTTCGTCACGACAGCCGGCATAAACGCAATCGGATGCCCGATGACGAATGCCACCGTGCCTGTCACCGAGGCGGAGCACTGCATCTGCGTCAGAGTGCGGATGCCGTTGTCGCCGGTGGCCAGCGGTGCGAACCACTGACCCACGGGGTGATCAAGGCGGTTGATGATGTTGCTGGCGTTGCCCGTCAGCGACGGCAGCGTTGCGGCGTTGCCGTTGTGGTCGGTGTAGGTACATACGGTCCAGTTGTGCGCCGTCGCACCGAGTGCCGCTTGACCTTCGATAAAGAGAAAGTTCCCATCGGCGGAATCCGGCTGATCATCGGCGGTGTTCTGGTAGCGTGTCGGGACGCCCGTCACCGCCTCCGTCGTCGTCGACGACATCGTCTTGTTGACTTCAAAGAGACGGTCATAGAGCAGCAACGTGCGCGGTGCCGTCGATGACAGCACGTCGCCTCGCACGAAGTGCTGCGTGTCTGGCGACGTCGGGTTGACGAAGAAGAACGCCCCTTGCGTTGCGTCATTCAACGCCGCACCACCGGGAGCAGCCGCCGCAGCGTTGCCCGCAGGGGGATAGGTGCCGACGCGCCACATGGTGTTCGTGCCGCCTGTGACCGACGCGCTCCCCTGCTTCTGGTAGATGAAGTCCTTCCGCTTGCCGAAGTTGCTGACCTCGTTGATGAGGTCACTCAGCGACGAGAAACCGTGCATCCGGTGACGCTTGGCGACCTTGCCGATGGCGTGATCAACACGCTCGACGCATCGTTCGGCGAGGGACATGAAGTCACCGCCGTCGATCTTGCCGACGAAGTCACCGCCGCGACCACACCACACACCGCCTGCGCCGGGGACGCCGTTGATCAGGATGGGCCTGCGCCCGTGCCAGTCACGCATTGACCCCGAGATGTGTTCCACCTGGTCCGCGCCAAGCCATCGCTCCAGCTTGCTTGCGTTGGTGCTGCGTCGTGCGATCACGTTGGCCATGTGTCGTCCTCTCAGGTGCAAAATTGGCCGGCGTAGACGCCGACGTCAGCGGGCGGCTCTGTCGTCGTCGACGTGGGGCTTGATCCATGACCATCGCGCCAGAACCCGACGACGGAACCGCATCGCACACAACGCCAGAACGCTTTGCTCTCGACGTCGGCCTCGCCAGCGGGAGCCGTCGCCGACTCCCACTGTGCGTGACCGAGGTTGATCGCCGGGTCGACGGCGTGCATCAGTTATTTCCGTCGGTGATGGTCAAGCTGGTCACCTGCACAGGCTGGCCCGAGACGATGGACAGCGTCGTGAGGTTGAGGTCGCTGCCGCTCGTTCCGCAGTCGCCGTCACACACGAAGGTGCCCGTGCTGTCGACGAGGTAGAAGAACGCCGCCGTTCCGGTGGCGTTGGCGCTCGTGTCGGAGAACGGCGTAGTGAACGTGAGCACGCCCGACGACGACGAACCGCAGGGATCGGCGCACGTCAACTCAGCGAGCAGCGTACCGGCGGGCGTGCCACCCTTCGCCGGCTTGGTGCCGCTGTAGATGCGAAGCAGGCCCGCGCCCGCGCCAGCGTCGATGGCGGCACGGATTGAGTCGACGCGAGTGTTACGGACGGTGTTTGCGATGCGGACAGCCACGGTGTCACCCCACAGAGAGGATAGCAGGAAGAGCGCCGGTGCCGGTGGCAACGACGCGAGCAACGGTGAGGCCGTCGACGTGCTGCGTGGTGACCACGCAATCAGCCTCGGGCATGTAGGCGTACATGACGGCCCCGATCTCGGTGCCGACCTGGAGTGACACCTTGCGGGTCACGGACACGTCGCCAGCGGCGTCGCTGTCGCCGATGAGGTCGTTCAGCGTCGGAGAACCCGCGCTGTCCTGCAGCTCGCCAGCGAGGTTGGCGTCGCCGACGTAGATGGAGAATTCCATCGTGAACGTCTTGCCGTCGCCGGTGCCGCTCACGCCACCAACACGCCCGTTCGTGCGCGTCGACGCAACACGGGGCGTCGTCGCCGCGCTGTAGTTGATGGTGAGGTCGCGGGCGATGACGTCGTTGCCGGCAAACCACATGCGGCAAGCGTCGACGACGATGGGGTTACCCGACACGGGCTCGGCATGGGCCGGGTTGGCCTCTGCAACGTCAGAGAACGAGGTCGGGGAGAAGACCGACGTCATGCCGACAAGGCCGGCATTCGGCAGGGCAAGCGCCATCGACATCGGCATACAGCCGAAATAATCGCGCCGCCAATCCTCACCCTCGGCGGCGAACATGGCGTGGACGTGGTGCGTGACGGCGTCAGCGACGGTGTAGACAGCGTTGCGGAAGACGGTCGCGCCAGTCGTCGGGGTGCCGCTGTAGGGATGGTCGAGGGTGACGCTTGTCGTCGTGGGACCGCCGCCCGATGCAACGCGACCCATCTGCAGGCCCGCCGACGAGGCGAAGGCGATGACGGCTCCATTCTGCACGTTCGCCGCCGCCGTGAAGGCAACGATGCCCGACGCTGGCGTGTGACCGCTTGCAGCGACAGTCGGCGCAACGCCCGACGTCTGAGGGGCGACAGCGCCGAAGAGCGAGGCAAGCAGATAGCCCTGCTCCATCTTCGCTTCCCAATCGGTGACAGCCGCGCCCGTGTTGGCGTTGACCCCGCGCATCTCGGTGGCGACGGAGATATCGGCGAGGTCTTGCACACCACGCACATGCGAGTAGCGCCGGCCCGACAGCGACCGCAGCGGCCGCGCAATCGGCGCACGGTTGCGCGGAAGGAACGACGCGCCGTCGTCGGTGAGACGGAGGGGAACGAGCGTCGGCGTACCGGTGAACGTGAAGGCGTTCGTATGGAGGCCGTAGCGCAGGGTAGAGAGTCTGGCGACGTCGGTCATGTGCTGTACCTCACTTCAAGATTCATTCGGAGTCGGCGAGCACCACTCACCTGCTCCACAGTGTAGGGGGCTACGTCGGTCCCTGCTGGCGTGACAGCGACGATGCCGCTCGTAGCGCGGTCCCAGTTGGAGCCGAGGGCGAATGCCGCCGCAAGTTGCGCGGCGTCGGTCGGGATGGCCTCGTCGATAGCCGAGGTGTTGCCGACGCTGTCGACGTACTCAACGACGATTTCCCACGTCAGACGGTGCCGGGTCTGCTGCACCTGGTATGGCCCCTCGGCCGCACCCGACAGCACACGACCCCACCATCGGCGCGACTGCGTCCCGACCGTTTCGTCATGGCCTGCGACATCGTGCGTAAAACGCGACGGGAGCCCACGCGAGACGACGGCAGGGGTGATGCCGGCGGGGATGGCCACAAGGGCGCGGCGGGCATCCTGCCATGTCACCGTGAGATCCTCATGAAGCGCGGGCCTTGCGAACCCGGCGTCGGAATCTCCGGCGTGACCTCGTCCTGCGAGCGGGTGATGAGGTCGATCCGGTCGTAGGTCGTCTGCTTGATCTGCTCGTAGCTGGCTTCAAGGCGCGACACGAATTCCGACGGGGCGGCTGGCCACTGGCGGGCGAGGTGGACCACGGTGGCGGCAGCATGCATCGGCACAAGCACGTCATCGGTGAGCACGTCCTCGTCGAGAATGCCACGCGCCGCAAGCGCCGGGACGAGAACCATCCGCCAGGATGCCTGAATGGCCTCCTCGAGGGTGAGGTCTGACGATGACGCAATCTGCCGGACGACGGGATAGGACTGCGTCAGCTCTGTCGGCGACAGCGCAATTGACGTGATGCGCCGGACCACCCGAAACGACTCGTCCCATTCACGCACGACGCCGTCGACCGTGGCGCGAAACAAGACATAGCCCGCGCCGGGCTCAATCGTCTGTGCCGCCGTCAGGGCCACAGACACAGCCAGACCGCTCACAGTCGACGCATGTCCGATGTCGCAGGGCAGGGGCTCGGCAAGCCAAAGAGTCGACAGGGTGCCACTACGGGCCGCCACAACCACAACCGGGCGGGCGCTTGACGAGTCGGTCACGAGATAGCGCCGGCCGGCGACGATTGCGACCGACGCCGCAAGCGGGAGACTATCGGCACCTTCCGGCACCGCGCCTTGCGTCGTCGTCGACAGCGGGTCGACCGTAGCGGCGATGCAGTCTCCCAGAGCGTCGGGAGACTGCGACGGGATGCGTCGCGCCGTCGCCGACGAGGGAACGCCGGTCGACACACCGCCATCCGTCGACAGGCGCGGATAGGACAGGATCGTGTCTGTGCTACCCACTAGGACGCGCTGCATGGCCTGCACTATAATGCAGCTGACAGGAACTGTCCATGACGGTTAGGTTCACCTTGCCTTCCATGTGGTTCCACCGCGCAAGCGGTCACACTTATGTGGCATGGCAGGGAGTGTGGTATAGACCCACAGGCCGAATCGACAGATACGCCGGGCCGGGGTCGAACCCCGGCACTCTTTTTTGTCCCCACCAAAGGAAAGCCCCGGACGCTACCCGTGCGCAAAAACGCGCCCCCGGTCGCCACACCATGTGGAGCCGGGGGCTCGGCGAGCTGTCGCCAGCGAAAAACCTAGCCAAAGACTTTGGCCTTGCCAAGCAGCACGTTTAGTTCTCGCTCTTGATCTGGCGTCAAACCCATAAACGGCCGCGCTGGCGTCGTCGCTGTCCCGTGGTGAATCCAGTAGCCAAGCACGTTGTGTGCGGGGCCTTGTTCGCCGGTCTTGATCTGTCGCTGGCCTGACTCGCGCTTGAGGTCGCGAGCCAGCTTGCTGGCCTCGCCACGTCGTAGGGTTTTGCTGATTGCCGTCTCACCAAAACGGCCCTCGACGAGGCCAGCTTGACGGAGCGCCCTGATTTCTGACGGCGCACGGACCTGGCTGCTTGACCCCGTGTCTGGCGCGATGACGACCTCGACACCGTTGCCGGTGATGCGCGTTTCGCGGACCTTGATCGAGTTCATGAGGCCACCCGTCAAGCGTAGGTCTATCTTCTGATCCTCGCCCATGCGCTGTAGCTGTCGTCGGTACTGCGTCGAGTAGGACGCAAACGCCTGCCCCGTCGACGAGATACCTTGATCAGTGCGTCGCAGGATCGCGCCGGGGACGAACGCACCGATGACCTTGGCTGCCTTCTCGGCGTCAAACTTGACCGGAGTGCCGCTGCGCTTGGTTGTGATGCCCACGTCGTCACCTCCGTTGGAGTGCCATCGTCTCAGCGTCGACAATGAGCCTGGACCCATCGGGCCGATAGATCTCGATGCCCTCACGGACCGCCGTCTCTACCGTCGTCGGTGCCCATGAGTGCCGGCAGTTGTATCCCCCGCAGTAGTCGTCGGCAGGGAGGCCCTGCCCGTTGTCGAGGCGGGCGGGATCGGTGACTGCCTTGCCGACCCACGTTCTGCAGAAGGGCCGGTTCTTCGCGTCGCGTGGTCCGACGTAGACGTAGACGAGGTCCAGCTCCGCCTCGACCTCACGGGCGGCAGAGATGACCGACCGTCGACCCACCGCCATGATGGCTGCGTCCACTGCGGCCGACGCACGAACATACGTCGTCGACAGCCGCGCCCGCACTTCCTCGATGACGTCGGCGAGCGACCCGTTCGACGTGATGCCACGAGACACGGCGTCGCGCATCTCCTCACGAGCCAGTTTGAAGACCGCGACGACGTCGGCGACTTGGCCATTGACGATGGCGTCTAACTCTCGTCTCGCGTCGACCGATAGCGCCGAAGGAGGCGTACCCAAGACAGCGGCGACGGCCTCGACGGCGCGTTGTCCGACGACACCGCGTACCGTTTCCCCTTCGGCCTCCAGTCGGCGACGTATCTGCGAGAGGACAGCCGCTGAAGTCTGCGCCTGTCGGCGGACGAGACTGTCTTCGCCGGGGACGGTGTCGAGGGACAGGAGGATTCGCAGAAGGTCGCGTTCAAGTGCCACCTCAAGACGTCGCAGGTCTTCGACGGCGGCATCGGCGACGACGCCGGCAGCATCCGCCCCGCTCACGACGTGGCCTCATCCTCGTCTTCGTCCTCTTCCTCTTCGTCTTCGTCCTCTTCCTCGACGACGGTTGTCTCGCGTCTCGCCGTGAACGGCGAACCCGCCAGTGCGCCGGGCAGACTGACCTGTGGCGCACGGACGGCCCGCATCTGTTCGAGGTACGCTTCCGCCGTCGCACGGTCGGCACTCAGGCCCAGCATCACGCGAGCGTCGGCCTCGTCTACGAGCCCGGCTTCCTTCAACGCCAACACCCGATCCTGCTTCTCTTGATCGGCCTCATAGGTCTTGCCGGTCGACAGCGTGACCATCGGCTTGACGTCGCCAAACTCAGCGGGGCTCGCGGGGTCGAACAAGCGCAACACGTCGACGACGATGGGCAGGAGTTGGTTCTCTTCGAACGCCTTGAAGATGGGCCGGCTTTCCGCAACGCGCTGGTCATGCGGCGCATTCGCAATCATCCTCGACACGCCGGACTGCGGCGCACCGGGTTCGACGGCGTAGGCGTCGGGTGAGTTGCCACGCGACACGCCGAGCTCTTGCAGGTCGCGTGTCGCGCTGGCCTCGATAGCGGCATGGTCCGCGCCGGCAGTCTGTGCTTGCAGCGTTTCGCCGGACCCGATTTGCAGGACGACACCTGGACCGCCGACAAGCTCGCTCGTCTCGCGAGTCAGGCCACTGTAGACCCACGTTGCGTGGGCCTGCATGTCGACGACGTGCTGCCGATTGGACCTCGACACGTTCAGCCTGTCGACGTTGGCGATGACGTCACGGTCGGGATCGGGCCAGATACCGCCAGCGCCGGGTTCAATGCGAAGGAACGCACCGGGGAATCGGCCTTCGTATGCCTCGCTTGCCGTCGCAGTCTTGCCGTCCTCCGACACTCGCCGATGCGACCACGCACCAAACGAAACGAGATTGCCGGCATCATCCTCGACAAACTCCCTTGACCACACCCACCACAGCGGCGACGCCGACGACGGCGTGGCTTGCTTGATGGCGCACAGCCACAGCGCGTCGGGGTCATC